CTTCAAAATACGGAACGGTGGTTGACCGACACCACACATGGAAAGGCGGCGCGGTTGTCCCGGTTTCCCATTCCGACATTTTGAAGTGCTTTCCGTCCATTTCCTGACAGATTTCAGAAGTGTGGGAATCCAGCGTTGCCACAATTTCATACTGTTCAACGTCCAGTTCCTTGAAACAGTCATGTTGTGCCGCTGATGCAAATGCAGCCTGTTCCGTCATGACCAGCCGTCCGGCTGTGTTCTTTGACACGTTCAGGCGCTTTGACATTGCATCAATGGCTTTCTGTGGGTCTTGACCAAGCACAATGTTCTGTGTCAGGGTGGTGTTCAGTTCGTTGACCAGCTTCTGCTTATTCGACCACGCCCGGTCTGAAAAGTTCCGTCCGTCTGCCGCCCACGGCTTGTTGATTACCTTGTCAATACGCCGCTGATCCAGCGTACCAAAGTCCCAACCAAAACCAACACCCTTGTGGATTTCATACGCCGTCCGGTAATAGCCGTCAAGGTAAATGTCACGCATGGCTGTGTCTATGCTGTCAAGCTGGTTGCCAAACAGCACTTCACATTGCTGCTGCATCTGAATCTTCATTGCTTCCAGCCGGGAAATGTGGACACGTGCTGAAGCGTTTTCCAGTTCCTTCACCCATTGCCCGTTAATAGCGTTTTCTTCACCATAGCGGATGTATTCATTGACATCCCACTTGAATTCTTTTAGGTCACGCCCGGTCAGCATCTTTTTGGCTTCCGTCATGGAAACCTGATTGTTCACGGCAAAGCGCCTATACCAAGCATCAAGTTTTGCTTCAAGGGCTTTCTGTGCTTGCCGGTACTGCTTTTCAATGTCGGCAACGGCAGCAGCGCCCCGGTTATGTTCAGCCTGTTCAATCAGCTTGAACCGCCCAGCCCAATACTGTGCTTCACGCTTCATTCATCATCACCGTCCCCTTCCGGCGGTTCATTGCCGTCATCAGGGTTCGTGCCGCCATTCCCGAACGGGTCATACTGCTGTGCAAGCTTTTCCTGTTCTTCAGCTTCTTCTTCAGCCATCTGGTCAAGTTCCGCATCAAGGTCAGTGACCCACGGATGATGTGCGGTAATTGTCCGCTTGCTGATGATGCCGGTACTGTTCTGCGCGTTCTGGATGGTCATTGATTCATCCATAGGCATGTTGGTGTTGAAGGTAATCCGGGCTTCAACCGTGCTGTAATCACCCTGACCGGCATTCTGCAAATGAAGGTCAACAAAATACAGCAGCAAATCAAACGCCGCCTGAAATTCTGTTTCCATATCGGACGCATCAAGGTCAATGTCATTGTACATTGACTGAATGTTCATCTGGTTGGGTGAACCACCCAAACGTTCATCTTTTGCGTCATAGCCCATGCAGTTTTCAATGATTGCCCGTTTGAAGATGTCGGAAATGGCTTTGTAGTTTTCCGCGTTCACTTCAACCTGAAGCGTCCGCACGTCACCGGATGCCCCTTCCGCTGATCTGATCTTGACCGCGCCGTATGTGGCAAGGTTGCGCCGGAATTCACCAAGGTTTTCACCGTCATAGTTGACCAGCACAAGAATGGTGTTCCGGGAATCCTCATTCATGTTGTCATCAAAGTTGGACAGGATCAGGTTCAGACCGTCCTGAAGTGACTTGCAGTTCACAATCAGGGGCTGTTCTTCATCATTGTACTTGAACGGGATGAACGGTAAGGTGTCCCAATTATAGCCAACGCCGTCATATTCCATATAGGAACGGTGGAAGGGTTCAACCGCCACAATCTGACCGTCCGTCCGGGACATTTCATAGAAATCAATGCCCTGAAGCGTGTAGTGTTCCACCTTTGTGATTTTCCGGTCAGTTTCACCGTCATACCAGTCCACTTCATAGAACCTGATGACGGAATCAAGTTCCGTGTGGTCAACGTCCTTCCATTCCGGGATGATTTCATAAGGTCTGAACCGCTTGAACTGGAATTCACCCTGTTCATCATAATAGCAGTACAGCCACCCAATGCCGCAATTCAGGCAATCTTTGCCCACGCTTTTGATTTTCCGCATGAACGCCTTGTCAAAGAACCACGTCAGGGCTTCCGTGTACGTGTCATCATCGGAATCAATGGTGAACGGCTTACCCAGAAGGTAATTTGTTTTCTGCTTCACCATGCGCTTATACACGTTGTCAACCAGTTTGGCGTTCGGAAGGTTCTTCACTTCCACAAGATTGCCGTCATCACCTATGGCTGTGCGCGTTTTCTTCAGGATGTCTTGCCGTCCCCGGTAATAGTCATCACCCGTCAGCATCCATGCCCATTCTTTTGACTGTTTCACGCGCCGGATTTCGTGTTCAATGAACCGTTCATTGGTCAGGGGCTTGCCCCCTTCCTGAATGATCCTGATAGCGCGGTCTTGCATCGCATAATCAAGAAACATCTTCTTATCACCCCTAACATTTATGTTCCAATAAAACCAAAAACAGCCTGAAATGGTTCAATCAGGCTGTTTTTGTTTCTAATTTGTTACTTATCAATCAAAGCTGAATGTTTCACCCTTGCTGTCAGATTCATGCGCGTACCGCATAGCGTCCATCAGGTGATTGAAGTCATCAATGGGAACATTCAGCTTTTTACCGGTCTTTGAATCCGTGTCCCACGTATAGTTGCTGATTTCAGTCAGGAAATTCACACAGCGCGGATGCACTATGATGTGGAAGTCCTGAAGATAATCAATCCCGTTCCTTATGCTGTCCTTACCCTTCCGGGCTTTTCGGATGTGCTGCATACCAAGGTCACGCAAGCGGTCAATGCTTTTCGGTTCAGCACTGTCTGCCGTGATCCGTTCTTTGGCGTAACCCATCCGGGCAACTTCCGCATAGATTGCTTCATTGCTCATTCCGGGTTTGTACAGTTCATCAAACACCCAAATAGTTTTTCCGGGAATGTCCACCATGCCGCAATACAGCGCTGACGGGTCATTGGTATAACCAAAGTCCAGACCAAACCGGGTTTTGGCAACCTTTTTGACTTCATCAATGTCAAACAGCTTTTCTTCCCAATTTTCATAAATCAGACCTTCAACAATGCCCCACTCACCAAGACCGGCAACCCGGTAACGCCGTGGGTTCTGTTCCTTCATGGTTTCAAACACCCGGCGGTCAGCATCATCCAGCCATTCATTACATGTGTAATTGGTGGTCAGCGCCATGATGTCAGGGTCAGTCCGGTCAAAGAACCGCGCCTTTATCCAATGGTGTTCATTCCACGGGTTGAAGGTCATGGTGATCTGCTTGAACAGCCCGTCAGGAACTTCACCACGAATGGATTCATCAAGCATGTCAAAATCAGATTCATGACTGATTTCATAAGCTTCTTCAATCCACATCCAGCACAGCGCACCGTGTTCAACCGTGATGGATGTGACTTTTAACGGGTCATCCAGTCCACGGAACAGGATTTTCTGACCGGTTGGTTTATATGTGATTTCCAACGGGCTTTCTTTCGCATCCCACCATGCGTCAACCTGAAGCCTGTGAATTGCCCACTTCAAATCTGTGAAACAGGAATCCTTCAGCGTTCGGAAGACCTTACGCACAACCAGCGTGTTGGCTTCCGGGTACTTCATCATGTTCACGATGATCCAAAGCGCCATTGTCTTTGACTTCTTTGAAGCACGGGAACCCTTACACACCCGGTAACGTCCTTTGAACCGCCAAAACGAACCGTAACCCTTGCCCACATAAGCAGCAAGGTTGATGTCTATACGGTTACGCGTTCCAATACGTTGTGATTCTGGAAGGTAAAGATGCCGCTGATAATCAAAGACATATTGACTGCTAATCCGCAAGTTGTTCTTCACCGGAAATCACCACCGGAATATTGACATTGACATCAAGTTTGTCATTCCACATGCCTAAGTGTTTACCAAGCAGTTCAAGGGCTTTCAGTTTCGGTTCAAGCTTCACTTCACGTTCAATACCGTCACCGTCTTTGGTTGGGAATATCTTCACACGGATGGATTGAATTGCAGCCACGTCATCAGTAGCAGCGTCTTCTTTCACCGTTGCTTCATCCATGTTGATAACGTCACCCGCATTCACAAAGGCAATTTTTGCCAATTCCAAAACAATGCGATCCTGATTGACCCCGGTACGTTTTGACCGTTCAGCCATAGCCTTTGAAATTGCGGTCTGAATGCTAACATTCGCTAACATCCTTGAACCTTGTTCATTCGCAGTCTTTACAGAAAAACCGGCACGAATGGCTGCTTGTGTCGCATTCAAATCAATCAGATATTCTTCAACAAATCTTTTTTGTTTTTCAGTCATTCCGCACCCCTTTCTGTAGATTTCCCCACAACGAAACGCCGCCGAAAGGTGGGAGGATGCACCAATCCGGCGGCAGACATAAGCTGTTCCTTCAGATTGATATAAAAACTTTGTTTTTATATCAACTTTAACACTACACGATTGCACACATATTTGCAACAATGATGAACTATGATGAACAACAATCATCACTTAAGATAACCCAGCGGCGCATACTTTTCAGAAAACGCTTCAAGGGCTTCACCGTGCTTCAGCAAAATGGTACTGTAAGAATACCCGACTTCCGGCGCGGATTCTTTCAGCGTCTTATACTGCACATACACCTTAAAAAGAATCTGGATGTACGCCGGGTCATCTAATCCTTGAATCTGTTCAATCACATGGTTCTTCAGGTCAACAAACCTGTCTATTTCAGCGTTGATCTTCTCATCTAAATCAACGTACCGGGCAACGGCAGCGCCTAACCGGTCAGATGGTGACACCTGAACCTTATCCGAATCATAAGTTATAGCCCTTAGCCCTGACGCGCTGTACTTCAGTTCTTCAAGCCGTTCAAGGTCTTGCTGTATCCGCACGTCAACGGCTTTCAGCTGTTCTAAATATTCCTTTGCAGTAAATTCCGTCATTCTTTCTTACCCCCCCCCACCGGGAAAACAACCGGTTACGGTTAGGTTACGCTTTGGTTACGGTAAAATTTTTTTAACCGTAACCGCTTCAAACCCTTATTCTATACGGCTTTTCACGGTTACGGTTACGGTGGTTACGGTAAAAACACCTACTACTATATATTTCTCTTTTTATATTTTCATATTTTTCTATCAGATAGAATTATGAAAATACATTTATTAAGAACTTTGATTTTTACCGTAACCAACCGTAACCGCCTTATTTTATGCGGGTTTCAACCGTAACCGCCAACCGTAACCAACCGTAACTTTACCGTAACCGCCCACCACCAAACCGCTGTTTCAACCACGCCACCACCGATATTCTGTACTGGAAGCAGCGCCCTGACCGCATCAGCTGATGTATACCGGTATTGCACGGATGGTCAAAGGGTGTTTTGTTCCTGTGTCGGCATGTTGCACACTGTTCATTCATCCCTGTCACCGTCCTTCTGGTTCAACAGTATGAACATAAGCGGCAGATGCTTCAGCATGTCCACAAATTCATTCCATTCATCCAGCTTGTGACCGGAACGCTGTTCAATCATGTTCACGGCGTTTTCATAGCTGAAGGTAACCGTGCGCTTCTGGTTGTAGGAAGACGGCAGCAGCTGAATCATTTCATACCAAATCTTTTTGCTGTGCTTCTCATATACTGTGTTTCCTTCCAGATAAACCTTTCTAAGTAAGTTCAACACTTCAATGGTTTTGTTCATAAGTGACCGTGCGGTTGACGGGTCTTCCAGATGATCCGTGCTGAAATCATCCAGTTCAAACGGCTTTGCCGTCAGCTTGTGCATGGTGGAACAGGAATTTGCCGTTGTCCCAACCTTGTACGTGTCATATTCCTTCCACCAGTACAGCGGCGCTGTGATGTCACATGACACGAACACCTGACGTAAATACTTCCTGTGAACCGCACCGCCGTTATACAGACGGCGCATCAGGTCACGGTCATTCTTTCCGATCTTGAAAATATCCGGGTCACTGTCTGACCGATCCCATGAATTCATAGGGTTCCGCATTCCCCTAAGTGCATGTTTCCATCCCCACACTTCACCAAGTTCAACTTTAATCATCTTGTTCACTCCTTCCTGAACAGCTTTTTGTTTGTTCTCATGATCTTTTCCAGCATCACCGCGTCAACCAAGCCTTTGTCAAAACACAAAAGGTATGACAGTTCAGCCATCATGATTGACACGTCAACGGTTTCTTCCATCAGGTTGGTCAGCGCTTCACCCGGTTCCGTGTCCGTTGGCTGACCCTTGCCGGATGCACGAAGCAGCTTGTTACACGCCTGAATCAGTTCAGCGCATTCTTCCATGCACTGTGTCAGTACATTTTCCACGCCCATCACTTTGGCGTTCTGTTCCAGCATTCTGTATAAATCCATCATTTGAACACCCTTCCTGTTTCCCTGTCCTTCAGCTGAATCCGTCCAACCAGTTCAAACCCTGACTGACGTATGATGAACTTCAGTACCTTAATCAGGAACGCAACCTTTCCTTCAAGGTCAACCGTTGTCTGCATACCCTTGTACGCTGTAGGGTCTTGATACCCTTCACCGTTCTTCCGCAAATCATCCATCCTGACCACCGCTTTCTGCTTCCACATTGAAGGTATATGTTCCGTCCCTGTTGGGTGTAGCTTTCATTTTCCCTTTCATGGTAATAGGGTAATGCGCTACCACCACAATAATCTTTCTGTGAACCAAGAGCTTCAGTACACCCTTCCAGTCAAGATGAATCGTGAACCTACTAAGGTTTTCTTTTGTTTCCCGGTTCACCTTCACCAACAGAACCGGTTCATTCTTCAACCACTTCATGCTTACCCCCTTATAAATACCCGGCACACCTTGCCGTTAATCTTCACAACCTTCACGTCAGTCCGTAATCGCTTGTTCAGCTGCTTGCTGAACACCGTGTTTGACATTGGCTGCATACCGTTGTCAGCACAGAATATCTGATACCGCCGGTACACTTCAGCCGTTGGCTGATTCAGGATGGTTCCGGCTTCATTTTCCTTCAGGAACCCAACCAACGGGTTGTTTTCTTCCTCATATTCATCAAGCTGTTCCTGAACCTTACCTGACTGTGTGAATTCCTGATTTTCAATGACGCGCTGCAACCCGGCAACACCAAGCCTTATCAGGTATTCTGCCGCGTCCTGTTCCACAAGCCTATACTTAATCATTGCGTCATAATCCGGGTCAGCCTTGCTGAAGGTATGGTTGAACGGGATGATGACCAACCGCCTAAGTACAGCGCCGGTCTTGTCCCGCATCCGGGGTATATCGTTGGCGCTGAACAGCATTTTGACATACGGGTTGAATTCAAACGGGGTCATGCCCTTGTATTCACCCTTGATCCGGTTGCCGGTTGCCACCTTCTTGAACATAGCCACCTGTGACCCTTGCAAGAAATCATCACCGATGTCATCACCGATGTTGGCAAGCTTTCCAAAAATCATTGCTGTGTTGAAACGGTCACCAAGTTCCTTCAGGTCAAGCGCGGCAATGTTCCGTTCACCAAGCACGTTCTTCACCATGTCAAGGAACGTTGACTTGCCGTTTGCCCGGTCACCTGTCAGAATGAACGCCTTGCCCAATTCGTTGCGGCGATAAAAGCAGTATCCAATGCATTCTTCCAGAAGTGACCGGATTGCTTCATCACCGCAAGCAAGCTTGTTCAGCGTTTTGTCAGCAAGTTCACAGTACGCATCCGGCACATAGTCCCACGGTATCAGGTTGGTCAGCACCGTTTCCGGGCTGTATGGCTGCATGGTTCCGGTTGTGATGTCCAGCACACCGTTCCTGAATCCGATGTACCGCGCATCTGACGGTTGCAGTTCATCAGCAATCAGCCGTAAATACTTCATGACTTCATTGCGCTGTGTCTGCTTTAAGAATGGGATGGTCTGAATCATTTCAGCTTCAATCCGTTCCGGGTCTGAATCATACACGCCGTCACGGTATATATGCAGCTGGTCATTGATCTTCACCACATGACTGTTCTGCTTCATCCAGTGTGCGAACTTGTCAAACTGGAAGGTGCTGCCGATGAAGAACACCGGCTTTTGAAACGCGTCATCCCTAAGAATGGTTTCAAGTTCAGATTCTTCAAGCGGTTCCTTCAGCACATATTGGTTCATCAGCCGGATGCATTCACGGGTTTCTTCCACCGTCATGCCGTTGCCGGTCAGCGTCAGGATGTACTTGAACAGCGCGTCATTGCGCCCGTCCCCGGCTTCCATATCCACAAAATCAGCGGAAGTCTTGACCGGAATCAACCACTTTGGAAGTTCCTGATATTCCGCACCCGGTTCAATGTCCCATTCAATGAAGCGTTCCACGCCGCCAATCTTGATGACCTCATAACTGGTTTTTGACCCCAACTTGATGTCAGCCGTCAGACCGACCGCAAGCGGAACGTGCGTCCTGTTCCGGGTGACCGCGCCGGTCTTGTTCTTAAACAGGAAGTGCTTTCCGCGTGTGGTCTGGTAGACGCGGCAGTTCAGCTGAAGCTGTTCAACAATGTTCATCAGTTTTTCAGCCTGTTCACCATCATCCACGTCAATCAGGATGGTGTCATCAGCAAGCATCCCAGCATAACCGTCATAACCTTGCACCTGTTCAAGGGC